AGTGATGAGTATGTTTTGGTTATGTCTCGCAGTGCCTGACGATAGGCTGTGCGTTCTGCGGACATAGTAAGGTCAGAGGACGCCCACCAATCTGTCTCAGATATAAGGCGGTTGCGTTCTTCGCGCAGTAGCTTTAATGGTTCTGCCGCATCTAACTGCGCCTTTGCTTTGGACACAGACTCCCAAGACACAGCCCAGTTGTCTGGGTTGTCAGAAAGTACAGCGTTGCCATCTAGGTCCGTGTCAATAACCCGCTTGTACATAGAGTTAAACTCTTCTTTATTTGTGGGTTCACCTTGAAGAACCCACTCACCGTAAGGGTCTACTGCTAAGATTGCTTCTGTTACTGATGCCACGACTTACCTCTAATTAAATTATGCAACCATAAACGTACAAGCACATGATATCCAACTTGAACTTGGTTCGGTTTGTGGATACACCTCTCCGTTTTGTTTGATGTCCAATCTAGCAAAATTATTAGCGTTATGGACGGCTAAAATTATTTGATTCGGTGGTCGGAAACCAACTGGTAACTGAAAAATAGCATTATTAATTTGATTTTGAGTTGTAATTCCTTGGATATTAACAATATTACCGATTTTACGATACCGCACAGGACCATATTGGGTTGTGTCATAGTGTGTATAATTGTTTAAAAGTGTAGCTGTAATCCAACCACTGTCATAATCGCTACTACTAAATGTTACATCGCCACTAAATGTTACATCGCCGCTACTATCAATCGACAGCGCGGTGTTCGAGTTCGTTGGGTCTTGGATTTCAGTGACTTTTAGTACGCTGGTCATCCACCAATCTCCGTTAAAGTCATTGTTGAAATAGTTGTTGATGAATAAGCGTAATTGCCTTCTGAGTACTGATAATTTACAGTGCAATAATAACTACTAGAGTGCGGAACTCCCGCAAATAGTTTGTAACTTACTGCGCTAGATGTAGATGGGGTATCTAAAATTGTAACTGAAGCACTATCCATATCGTAAGAGGAAGAGTTGCCAGTAGTTCTATAGAAGTGAATTACCTCGCGCACCTGATTTGTATTGGTGGTGTTTGCATCACCGACAGAAAGAAGAGTATCTGTTCCACCTTGACTTCGATAAACCTTAAATCCACCGTGACCATAAGCACTATAAGTTACATTAATCTGTACCAATACTTTGCTACTACTACTGCTTGGAGTAATGGATGTTGTTAATCCTGTAACTTCTGCATAAGAGGTAGAGTTTGTAACAAATCTAGAGGTGTATGTATTGCTAACAACTTGTAAGGGATGGCCCGGAATATATACCCCGTTGTTTGTGGTCTTCTCATTTATTGTATCTACAAATAATGTTGACATAGCTTATCCTATGTTGCCGCTAACTTTTCAAAAGTAAAAAAAGTTAATAAATAAGTGTTTGCATTTCCATAAATAGTAGAGGCAGAATGCATTTCATATTGAAACTTAATTCTAAATGTTGATGTGTCAGTTACATCAAGATATGAAAAAACAGTCGTATCAACATATTCACTGCTAGTTGCACCTTGATACGCGATGCCACGATTTTCATAATTAGAGCCACCATCTGTACTTACTAATGCTCTTATACCATGATAATACGATGTGGCACTTGAGGTTGCATAAAGTTTTCCAGAACATTTCCATTTGCCCGTACTAGGAAAAGTAAACACACCTGAATTTTCAGTCATGCCTGTGCCAATTTTTTCCCAAAGAGTGGACCATCTTTGGAGATTAGTAAAATCAGCACCTGACGCAGATGATAAGACTATGTTTGACGGGTTAACCCAAATGTCTAACTCCGCAGTATTGGGCATACTTACATACCCACTACTGTCAATCGTCATGGCATTTGTGCCTGCCGCATTTTTTATCTGGTCTACATTCAGTATAGAAGCCATCTGTGCCTCACAGTATTGTAAGATTACCGTTGACGGTAATCGCAGTTGATGTGTCTATGGTCAACGGACCAATCGCCAATGCATTCTTGGTTGATGCTATTGTAGTATCTTCGTCTACTGTTTGTCCATTGGTGCGGAATACAGCCGTGTCAACCGTGGTGTTTGTAGTCTGAAACTGTGTCGCTGTAATCTCAGCCGCAAACGTACCGCCGCTAGACTTGCTGACTGTATCAGTCACAGTAAAGGCACGGAAGGCACGAATGACCAACTCATCGTTTACAGCCGCACCAGAACCAAGTGTAATTGTGTCGCCATTGCTGGCAGTAAAGTCTGAACTGTCAAGATGCACACCATTCAAGTATACATCTACATCGTTACCAGAGAAGGCTAGTATCGCACCGTTAGCATCCGCACCTGTAAACGCGGTCTGACTTGCTGTTGCTGTGTACTTAAACAACTGCATCGCGTAGCTGGTGGGCTGGTCTACTGCACGACCAAAGTAGCGCACCTGTATTACATCGCCGTTAGCTGGCGGTGAGGAGAACGTCAGAGTTGTGCCTTGCGCTGTGTATGCCTTGCCTACCCCCGGCTCTTGTATGACGTTACCAATAACAACCATAATGGCTTCGCCGCTGACAACGCTTTGTGCCAGCGTAAACGCTGTTGCGCTTCCAGTGCCTGTAAAAGTCTGGAAGCTAATGTCGCCTACATTTGGGTCAATGCCTATATATGCCATTAGTCAGCGTCCTGTATTGTATTGCCTTCTTTCACCCAACTCATAATCGCTTGATAGTGTCTATTACCAGCATCTGTAGTGGGGACGCACCATGTTTCTCCATCAATAATAGCTTCAATGACCTCGTTTGTGCCATCATTGTCTGGGTCTAAGTATTTTGCAGATTCTATATTCATAACTACAATTCCGCGTCAGCAACTAAATCTGTGTAATAGGCATAACTACCCACACTATCGGCCCAACAGTCAGTGCCATGACAGTTGATATGTTGATTGCCTCGATTACTCCCCGGTGAACCATAGAAGGACGTAGTTATTGCTGGAGTTCCTCGCATAACAACGGGGAATGTGTGAGTACACCTTCTATAATTATCATTGTCATCAATATTAAATAACCACCTGTTTCGTGTGCCGGGGTTATCCGTGGTCGTGTACCGATAATAATAGCGGAAGCAATCTATTTTGTCTTGGGTGATGCTACGATGTTGAAAGGGCGTAGCCTGTTCGCCTACCTCAAGCTGTACGCCTGTAATATAAAGTTCATTTGATGTGCTACTCAAAAAGTTTGCTTGAGTGGTTCCGCTCACTCCTGCATCATTAGTTGACCATGTTGCGTTTGTGCCTGTTAGATAATTGCTGGAAAGAGCAAGATTCCAAACCACGAACATACCCACGCCATTAGTTGTAAGCCAAGTTCCTGTTGTATCCCCTGCGACTGTGATGGTTTTCTTTTCCCAAGTGTTTGCGGAATCTATAGTAAAATTAACAGGGTGATATCTGTTCGCCGCACTATTTAAAAGGTATATATTGTAAGTGCCTGTTAGATTACTGCGTATCCAAAAACTCAAAGTGACTGATTTAGCGTTGGCTGTCCCCCACTCTAAACGAGCCATATTTTGACCTTCAATTTTTTGTGCAAATTGATAATATTGAGACGAACCTAGTGATGTATCCGCTGTGGTTACATCAAACTTCATGCTGTTTTTAAAACCTTCACCAGCAGGAACAGTCGTATCTTGGCTGACAGTAACTGCACCATCGTCACTGTGATAAATTACATATCTATCAATGCCATACGCACCATTGGCTAAATCAGCAAACGTGCTTCCGCGTTGGCTTATAGTCATACCGCCATTAATTATAAGATTAGACCCTGCTTCAAAAACCTCGTCAGCGATAGAGTTTGTTTTAATTTTGCTTAATGGCATTTCAAACTCCTACCCCATCTTTGTAATCTTAACTTGAGTAAAAACACTATCCACGCCAGAGAGTGATGCGTTAATTCCCAACCCGTTAGTGCTTTTTGCTGTTTCTATATAATGAGTAATTTTGTAGGTAGTGTTGGAAGTTATAACAACTCTGGCATAACCAAAACTAAACCCATGCCCAGCATAACTGGCGTGGGAATAATCCATAGAACCGTATTGAACTGATGCACTATTTGTCACATCGTAGAGTTGGGCAATGTGTCTACTTCCAAAATAGGAGGGGGCAGAAAATTCTATAATATACGTTCCTGCACCTAATATAAATTGGTTAGATGATATTGTGACAATATTGTCTGGGTCGAATAGTTTAGTGTTTAAGTCTCTGTCGTTTCCACCACTGCTCCATGCTACCGATGAACCCCCGCTTGTACTGTTAGATTTTACATCAGCTATGACCGCCACAGAAATTGGAACTTGGGCTGCACCACTTGCCAGTTTTGCGGAAGTTACAGCATCATCTGCAATCTTGGCAGTGGTTATATTTGCATCAGTGACTTTTGCTGTAGTCACAGCATCAGCCGCCAGCTTCGCAGTTGTAATAGAAAGGTCAGGGGCTTCCAGCCGTGTCGTTACTTCTGCCTGACCACGGTAGATAACATACACGTTACCCGTACCAGACGGCGGAGCCTCGTCAAACGTCAGGGTAGTTCCCGTGGCTGTGTATGACTTACCAACTCCGGGTTCTTGTTGCACGTTGTCAACAAATACCTCTAACTCCTCACCAGTATTTACAGCGCGGTTAAGTGTAAAGGTAGTCGCCGAACCTGTGCCGTTGAAGGACTGACTCGTTGTCTTTGTTAACTGCTTATTTGGTTGTGCGCCGATGTATGCCATTATCCAGCTATCTCCGTTGCACTTATAAAAGATATTCCTCTTTCATAAAAGGCTGTATCTACGTCGCTAACTGTTCTATTCGTGTACCAAGTTGCGGATTGACCAGCGTTTTGTTGTGTCCCTACAGTATATGAAATTTGAGATGTTGTGTTGGGTGTATCAAAATAAGTCCAGTTTGACATTTCAGGTGTGGAGTCTGCATTACTGGTGGTATAGTTAATTGGTGTACTCATCGCTACACCAGTAAGCCGATTACCAGCCGCAGGTGCGGCTAATTTTGTTGCACCTCTATAAAAGAACCAAACTGAATTATAAGCACTTGTAAAAGGATTCCATTCGCCATTTACCATTGCATCAAGTCTAATAATGCTATTTGTAGCTGTAGGAGTAATATTTAAAGTTAAATGGTCTAGAGTTTGATTAGACCCGTTTGCAACAGCGGTGCTAGTTGTGCTTGTGTATTGTAAATACTGTGTTTGAATAATACCGCCAGCAGGAGGAAGAACAAACCCATTAGACGTGCTTTGAATGCGGTCAGCTTTTAATATGCTAGTCATCCTGTTATCCTATCCCACCAAAAACCCACTAAAGCGAGGGTCGTATTTTTCATTAGTAGAAACGTAAATATAATTACTAGTTACATTTACAATAACGTAATCTCCAGCCGTTAATTCTATGGCTCCAGAACATGCCATGTTTGGCAAACCGTCAGTAGAAGCAGAATATGCATAAGAATGGGCGAAAGGTGTATAGTTAGAACCGCTATCTGTTGAGCGTTGAATTTCGACTCTACAGGCATTTCCAGAAGCTAATACAGCGGCTGAAGAAGAACCCGCCCCTAAGCCTGTAAAAGAAAAATGATAAAAACCAGCAACTGGCGCAACAAACCTATCGTTGTTTATATCAAAATGCGAACCAGTATTTGAGTGTACTGTGTTAAAATTAAGTGTACCAGTTAATCCTGCTGATGAAGATGAGTCATGGGAAACAAAAAACGAGGGTCTAGCTGGCGTAAGAACACGACCACTGCTATCAATGGTCATAGCATCTGTGCCGTTGGTGTGCTGTATTGTCTGTACGCCTAGTTCTGATGCCATGATTTATCCTATTAACCGAACATCCATAAAGGTCTGCGCTGGCTCTATTCCAACTGAAGACCCACTAGAGTCACCAACTCTAATTAAATATTCAGTGCCTGTATTTAGTGAAAGCATAAAACTACCACACGCTGTCGTCAAAGTTGTTCCAGAATCCCCGTTAGTCAAAACAATTTTACTGGCTTGAACCGCTGTGCCAACAGGACTGTCTACAACCCAAAACATATATGCCCTATGTGCGTTAAGTCTAATAGCACCAGAAAAGTTGTATAGACCAGCTACAGGAACGGTAAATTTATATGTTGATGTATTCCAAGATATGCCTCTAGAAGACAAAACATTGTTAAAAGGCACAGTTCCTGTAAGGGTTCCCGGAGTAACATTATTACTTCCTGATACATTAACCATAGCAAACGGAATTTTAGGAAGGGTTACTTGACCACTGCTATCAATCGTAAGCGCAGACGTATTAGCGGTCTTACCATGTATTTCATCTACAAGAATACGACTAGACAACGGTCAATACTCCATTAACAGTGATTGTTGCGGAGATGGTTATCGGTCCAAATGCACCCGCGTTTTCTGTAGAAGCCACAGTCAGGTCGCTAGTAATGCTGGTAGCGTTTGTGCGGAATGGATTACCCGCAGTGCTTGCTTTTAAGTCTGCGTTAGTAACACCGCCGTCCTTAATCTGATTTGTGTCAATCGTGCTAAGTGCCATCAGGTAATCTCCAGTACAGACAGCGTAACGTCTGCCGCTGATGCTTGACTTGCTGTTATCCTCAAGATGTCAGAAGCGTTCATCACAATCTTCTGGTCACCACCAACTGCTACCAGTGACGAGCCAGTAGGAACAATAGCTGACTTAACAATGTGTACATTGTCGCCATCATTGTTAATAAGCTGTACGTTTACCGTGATTGAAACCGCCAATATGTTGGCAATGTTCAAGCCGATGATTGTTGTTTCTGTCGAACTGGGACAGGTATAAACATCTGCGTTGGCTGTCCCCACTGCGGTGTCTGTAAATGTTTTAAATGCGTTAGCCATATTTCTATCCCAATGCTATTGCGAATGCCAACGCATTCGGGTCTTGTTCTGTAAAGCCCTGAACTACATCACTCGCATCCTTAAACACCATCTTTTCTGCCGGAAGTGTGCAGAACAGTGTTCTTGTTCCCGATGTCCAGTTTACAGCGTTGTCTGAATTACTTGACTGAAGTATAGTTGTCCGCGCCAAGGTTGTGCCTGACGCGGTGTACGTTCCTATACCAGTCTCAAAATCAGTGCCGTCTGTACATGTATAGTATGTGGTGTTGCCATCTCCGACTTGACTAAATGCCTCAAAACCAGTCACTGCACCAGCGAGGGTATATGTTCCAGTGCCAGTGGTGGTGCTTGTTTCTTTAATTCGGTCCTTGATGACCAGTGCCATTACTTCAACTCGATAGTTAAGTTACCAGCATTAATGCGGAAAATGTCGCCAGACTGGATTGTTTTTGATGTATTAAGCGCACCAACAAACAACACGTTACCACCAGAACCAAATGTTACAGGAGTGGCTGAAGCGTGAGTCGCAATAAATGCGTGTGTTACAGTGTAGTTTGCCGCCCCACTTGAAGCTGGGAACTCGATGTTCGCGGCGTTAGTAATGTTCTGTGTGTCCGAGCCAATGGCTTGCGGAGTCCAGTTTGCGGCTGTAACTTGCTTGCGAACATAGTTGGCATCCTGACTGGATGTATCCACTTCGGTGATAACGGCGGAGCCAGTTTCACCAGTGGAATCATTGAAGTTGGATACTGCGGTAGCTAGGCCAACGTACAGGCCATCACCCGGAGTAGCGAATGAACTGGAGTTGTTCTTGAATATGAAATCCAGAACCTTGTACTCCAGAAAGGAAGTTGCGGCGTTTGCTGTTGCCATTTGATTAACCCTCGTTTCTCATGTAAAAATTATCGACTGAGTTGCGTTGTTGCTGTTCTTCGGTAATCCTCTGAACTGCGGCTTGGTACATAGACAAGTACCCTTGTTGCAATCCTGCGTTTCGATTAAACATTGACGCCTCAAGGAGACTTCCATACAGGAGTGCATCACTCGCATTGTCGGTCAACCAATTAGTCAGATTGCTTGATGACAGTGCGGGTAATCTACGGCGGTAACTAATCTCTACTGGTATGTTACTGCTTGGTGTTGGTGCTACATATATAGTAGTATCATCAAAGTATGCGTAATACTCTGGTGTCCCTGTCACGGTTCTATCGGGCCAGAACTCCATCATAAACTCATCAGAACGAAGCTGTAAGTTTACATGTGAACCTGTGTTGCCTGATGTGTAACCCACCTTTGTCTGTAGGTTCTCAAGAGTCACCATGTCTGTAGGCATAGTCAAGAACGGGTCATTTGCAGAAAACGCAGACAACTGCCTACGTCTAAAGGCTGGTATCTTCAAGTCCCTAGACAGGCGTAGTTCGGTAAGGTCGATGAAGGTATCAATAGAGTTTGAGAACTCCGTACCATCGTCTTCCATAAAGTCCTTAATGTTTTGCACAAGTGATGTATAGTTCATGGTGTATTTGCCTGTCCGCCCATACCAGAATGGTTTGTGCAGTAATAGTATAAAGTTGGTGCGCCTACAGCTACGGTAATCTCAGTGTAAGCCCCCGCTGAACCGGGCGTTCCATTTGTTGAAACACCTGTGGTGTATTGTGAACCACCTCCATGAGTGCCGTTGGCTGTTGTACTGAACCTAAACGGGTGACCGCTGTTAGAACTATCAGATTGGTCAAACCTATATGTCTGCCCTTCAGTCAATGTTAGTGTTGGGCTTGCCCCTGAAAGTCCAGCTATGTAATACTTATTACCGCTTCCATAGCTATTTGTGCCAGAAGCCACAGTTACCGTATATGTTGTTGCCGCCGAAGTTACTGCACCCGCTGTTGTTTGCGTGAAGACAGAACTTAGGCTTGCAGTTGGTGATGCTACTGACATATTGCCAACTGTTGTAACTAAAAAGCTAGATGTCATAGATGCGCTATTCAGAGAAAATCTGTTTTCTCCAGCGGTGTGCGGATATCTATTTTGAAAAGCAATTATGTTACTTGCTGGTTCAATTCTATCAGGCCGTGGATGGCGCAATGCTTGCGGGTCAACAATTCTTTGTCTGCCCAACTGTAGCTGTGGATGGTCCTTATCCAAGCACGATGGGCAAACCCTAAGTCCATTTGGTCTCTTGTTTTCTATCTGTTCCTTTAAATCCTGATATGGATACTGTTGTCCACAGCGGTCACATAAAGCAACAGATTTCTTACCCGAAGCATATCTAGCCATTACTAC